GCACCGAAAACAAGCCGCTGCTCAAAGAACGAAACGACACTGGGGTAGTCGTTGGCGCCGCTGTCCAAGTTTGGGCTGGGCGAGCCAGTGATCGACGCGGTCGAGAATGTCCAGTTGTTGTCAGCCGTGCGGGTCAGCTTCCTGATCGCATACGACGGGTGGACGAGGAACATCGTGTCGGCAGACTGCACGAACCGCACAGCCGGCAGATCCGCCACAGCATAAGGCGATGCAATGTTGTAGATCTCGGTGGCCGTGCCGCCAGATGTGTAAGCTGTGAAATTGGTCGTGTCGATCGCGTTTCCGAACAGGTCGGTCAACGTGAACGTGTTGGTCGTAACATTCGCCACGCGATAGTTCCGACCGTTCAGCTCGGTCATCCCGACGATAGCGTCCACATAGACCTCGTCGCCGTTGCTGAACCCGTGGGAGTTCGACGTGATCACGCCGGGGCTGGCCTGCGTGATGGCCGTGATGTTCTTGTCTGTCGCGTCGATGACCTGCAGGCCGTTGCGATACACCCGCATGACCTGGTCGCCAAATTCTAGAATATAGGTATCTGTCGTTTTGAACTGGAACGGGATCAGCCGCGCGGCCTTGGAGCTGTCCTTGATCTCGCCCAGGAATTCAGTGCCAGGGCGCCGCGTGACGCCACCCTGCGGCAGCACCAGCAGGTTCGTCATATCGGCCAAACCTTCGCGATATGTATCAAGTGTGACACGCCCCTCCATCCGGGGCGACACCTCACCTGCAGTGAATGAGCTGAACGCTGGTGCCGAGCGAGCCATCAGAACCTCGCTTCGATAAAGTCGCTCGCTTCCAGCTTCATCGTGCCATTCTCTGTAGCGTCAGAGAACCGCGCCTCGCGCAGCTTGCGCTCATACAGCGCATCCGCGATCTGCACGACCGATGTCGAGCCGGTGATGGCATAGGCCGCCTCAGAGGCAAGCCGAGCGGCCAGGACCGAGATCAGGCCGGCATCATACTGCGTCGGGTCAGTGATGCGGGCGACGTACTTGATGCGCGCCGTGCCGCTATCCGTCAGCAGGTTGCGGCCTTCAATGACGAAGAAAGGCTTGTTGCCCTGGCCGACCAGGTTTTCATACGGATAGGTCATCGCTCCGTTCTGGAATTCCAGAACGCGCAGGCAGTAGGGATCTGTCGGCAGCGCATACTGGTAGGCATAATCGAAGGTGGGCGCGACAACGCTCTGCGCCAAGGTGGCGCGGCGGATCAGGCAATTCCAAGGATGCGCGCGAAAAACGTCATCGCGGACGTTTTCATACATCTGGTTCATCACGCGAGCCGTCTTTGAATTCTCATTCAGGTCGGTGATGTTCGATGCGCCGATGATGTTGAGCGCGTTGTTTACGATGGCCACCGTGCTAGTCACGCCTCATCCTCCGCGCATGGTGAAGCGGGGCGCCCGTAGACGCCCCGCTTTTGTCTTAGTTGACGACGTACTCGATCTGGAACGACAGGTCGCCGGCAGCGGCAGTGGCCGCAGCAGTCGAAACCGTCATCGAGACATAGTACAGCTTCTTGGTGTCAGCAGTTGCAAGCGCATCTGCCCACACCTGCCGACCGCAGGCGTTGATGTTGCGAGCTTCAAACGCATACTCGGTGAACGCCGTGGCCGCTTGGCCGAGGGTGATCGCCGACGCATACGCATCTGCATCCGCAACGGTGCCGTCAGTGTTGTGCAAGCCAACATTGAAGGCCAGCGCCGGGGAGCCATCGCTGTCGAGATCGTCAGCCGCCAGCTTGATGCTGGTGATTGAAGCGTTCGACGGGATCGGGGCCAGCATCACCAGATCGTTCAGATCCAGATCGCCAGTCGCCAACGCGATGGTGCCTTGGGCGATGCGCTTAACACCATGAAGCTGGTGCGCGGCATTCATCGCTTGGGGCGATGCCTCGAAGTTCGAGACCAGGGTAGAGTTCTTGGTGGTCATCTCACTTCTCCTTATTCATCGCAGAGGATTTCAACGACCTTGGCCTCTTCCATGCGTGTCGCACCGATCGACATGCAGTAGTAGACCTGGGTCGCATACGACTTATCTGCGCGCTCATCGATGCGGGCAGTCGGCTCTTTGCCAACAGCCAGCTTGATGCCGTCCATCGCCCAAGCGAAGACACGACGATCGCCGCTGCCGTCGAGGGGCAGGCGGTTGGTCGTGACAAACTTGAAGCCGACGTAGGTGTCCAGCTCGCCTTTGACCAGCGCACGAACGGTGTTGTAGTCAGCCGAGGTGACCTCGGGATCGTCCAACAGGTTCGTGATCTGCTTCGGAGAACATGCGATGTAACGCGGGATCGAGGGATCGACATCGCGGCTATCAAGGATCTCTTTGGCTTCGATCAGCTTCGCCAGCGTCAGGCCAGCAGCGCCAACGGCGATCTGGTTGTTGCTGTCGAAGGGGGTCGAGGTGGTGCCATCCTTGCCGGTGAGGGCGGTGCCCAGAGCAGCCGAGATGATCACGTCATCCATCGCCCGGCCCATTGCAGCCGCAGCAGCGCGAGCGTAGGTCGAGGTCGGGTCAACGAGCAGACGCACCTTGTCCTGATCGTCGATCAGGTCGGCGTATTCGTAGTCCGACATCGTCACCATGCGGCGCGAGTGGGGCGTGTCAATGAGCGGGGTATCCGCATGACGGGTGGTGCGCAGGACAGCAGCAGCGCTGCCGACCTGGTCGAAGAATGCCTTTTCGCCATTCACAGTTTCCACGTCCACCGCATTGCGCAGCAGCGAACCCATCTGCTGCGAGAGCATCTGGATGTTCGAGGAAAACTGATTGACGAATGCGGTAGTGATTTGGACCGACATTTGTCTCTCCTTAGAGCGGGTTTACAGTTTTCGACGCCTTGGTTGTCCTAGCGGGCCGTGGCTGCTGCTTAGGGCAGCTACTCCACCGAACTGATCGGCATGCCTGGCGGGTCTCAAGGATTGTCCGCCACATCACGCATAGTCACGAAGGCGCAAGACCTCGGCAACATATGTGTCATGTTCAGGGTGCAGTTTATCCCAATATGGGCTATCGCGTCTAGTCATCTCTGCGATGCGCTGGCTGGCCTCCTGCGGCGTCATGATCAGCTCGCTGGTTTCACCCAGCAACTGGTCCTCGCCGATCTGCTCGGCCAGCTTTACAAACATCCGCACGATCTGCGGGTGATCGCCAAGCATACGGCCATCGGATAGCTGGATCTCATCCAGAAACGATACATCGCCGAGCAACTGCGTGGCAGCATTGAGCGCCATCGTCATGCGCTGATTGAACGCCTGCCCGAAATCCTGACGCAGCTCCTGCTCGCCTTCGTACACCGCCTTCTCGACCATCTCCGATCGAGCCGCATTTGCGCCCGTTACCGTGTCTTCCAAGAACTTGGCAATCCGCTCGACCTGGCGATTGTTCAGGCCAGCCTCAAAGGCAGACTGCCGAAAGCCCTCAAGCTCGCTTTCAGCAAACGGAACGCCATCAAGCTTGACGCTGTATTCCTTCGGCGACTGCGGGCGGCCCAACCTAGACCACACATTCGCCCAATCTTCATCCGTCGCCGTCTTGCCAGGCAACGGGATCTTTTCAGCGCCAATCAAACGCTGCGCATGAACAAGCGTCTTCGCCATGTCGTTGACATTGGTGAAAGACTTAATGCTTGGGTCATTCCGATATTCTTCGGAAATGGCATCAAGGAAATTTGCAGACGCCGCGACAGGCGCTGCCGTTGCGACGTTTTGAGATCCAGTTGCCTGGATTGCCTCTTCGCTCATTGTCTTTCCTTCTCTTCGGACAGCATTCGGACGATCAGCAGCACTGCTGCGCGCTGTCCTTCGTTAAAGGCTGATGTGTGTGGATCGCCCGAAACAAATGTCGTCGCGTCAAACGACGATCGCTTTTTGAGATCGGCCAGAACGCGCTGGCCGTCATCTGTGTTGAAAACCCGGCGGTACGCCAGCCTCAGCTCCGCGAGCTGCTTTTGATCCATCATGCTATGCCAGCGCCTCCCAGCGCCTGAGCGCCGCCAAGCGCCTTGACCATCGGTGCAGCGTCACCCAATGCCTGGGCCTGCATCATCTGCGTCTCAGCGTCGGCCTGCTGCTGCTGTTGCTGTTGCTGTTGCCGACGCATCCGCGCCACCTCTTCGTCCGATCGGATCACCGTCGCCGGGATGCCAGTCGTATCGACCAGGTACTTAACCAGCTTGTCGCTGTCCAAGTAATCCATCACCGGCGCAACCTCGGCGATCTGCATCATCACCTCAAAGCCGCGCAGCATCGACTGCAGATCCGTCAGCTTCTGCGCCTTGGCCAGCGGCGACACATACTCAATCTCGATGTCGCGACCCTGCAGCTCTTCCGGCGCAGGCGGCAAGACACCGTTGCGCAGCAACAGACCGAACACGCGCG